CTAGTGTCTATATGAAGAATATCATTATCATGAACTGCGACAATATCATCGTTACCTTTTTTAATGTAAACAGCACCGTCAGCGGTATTAATCGCTATTTCACCGAGTGCTAAATCTGAAGTACCAGGTATATTACCTGCTGATGCTGATCTTTTTAATTGTATTGTCTGTGCCATATTTATGGTATTCCTTTTCTATGCCTATATAGGCGGAGAGTGGAACTTTAGAAAGTTCCACCATCAAGTACGTCTGCCCATCTTGCATTTCCTGATGTATCCATAGATAATAGATAACTAAATGCTGTTGCTGAGCCTGACGGTTTTACGTGTCTTGTATATCCTGCATTACCAGCTGCACCGAGTAGTATATCACCGACTGCAGTTGCAGTTATTCCTTTAATTCTAAGTGCGTCAGTATTGACTTCTAAAGTAACGTTATCATCATTTACATTCAGAGTATTGCCAGATTTGCTTAGTGCGTCACCTGCAACAACTTGTCCTGCACCTGAGAATTGTGTATATGTTAAATCAGTAGTATCTAAAGTAATAGTATCATTTGTTGTAAGTACAAATCCATTATCAGCATTTGTAGTACCTTCTGTAACAAATACAAACATACCTGCTGTAACTTCTGATGAAGTATTTGCATCTGTTGATCTTGCTGGATTACCGCCAGAAGCAACTGCTACATATATACCATTCTTTGAAGCATCTGTTTGGTTTTTAAGAAGTACTCTATCTCCTGCTACAAGAGTTACACCATCAATAGCGTCTCCTGCTTCTAGGCCTGATGAACCATCTGTTAGAGATACATTTGCTGTTGAAGCTAATCTTACTGAATCTTTTACATCAAGTGATTGTTTTATTGCATCAACATATGCTTTTGTAGCTGCGTCTTGTGCGCCTGATGGATCAGTAACGTTTACTATTCTTGAACTATTTACATCAACTGTACCTGCTCCATTTGGATTTAGTGAAATGTCACCATTTGAATTTGTGCTACTAATTTCATTACCATTTACTCTTACGTTATCTACGTCTAATTGAGTAACTCCTGCGATTGCAGTAGTAGTTGAACCAAGTGTTAAAGTGCTTGAACCTAAAGTAATATTCTTTGCAGTAACTGCACCACTTGAAACTGTAAAGTTTCCAGCTGCAAAAGAAGCCACACCTTTGTTTGAAGTGCTTGCTTCCTCTGCTGCAATTGTAATTGTGTCGTCTGATACAGTTGTATCGATACCTTCTCCACCTGTAAAGGTTAAAGTACCGCCAGTACTAAATGTATCATTACTGCCTGAGTCTGCTGATAGTGTGAAACTTGATGTTACAGTAGCAAATTCTAAGTCTCCGTTTGAGTCTTTTCTTAGGAATTGACCTGTTGAACCTGCGCCATTTACTGGGAAGGCAAAGCCATCAAGATGAACTCTACCTGCACCATCTGGTGTAATATTGATATCACCATCTGTGTTTGTTGATGAAATAGTACCGCCATCTAGTTTTAAGTGATCAACAAAAGCTGCACTAAATTTATAAGAAGAAGTACCTAGGGCTAACCCTGCACTTGCTGTTGGTCTTAAAGTATTAGCAGTTAATTTTAACTCTCCTGAACCTGCTATTACAAAATCAATTTGATCATCTGTATCTGATTTAATTTTTGTATCACCATCAGCATCAAGTATTAATTGGTTTCCATTTAAGTCTAGTGCTTTTCCTACTATAATTTTTTCTGCACTATTTGTAGAATCAAATGTTAAGTAAGTATGATCGGCTGTTGCTATTGTTAAACTAGTTCCACTATTATCTACTATTTTAAATTCAACTGCCGCTGCAGAGTAGTCAATTGATCCTGTTGCTGAAGTTATTGTAATGTTGCCTGAACCAGAGGAAATTGTATTTCCATTAAGTTGTAAGTTATCTACAAGAAGATTATCTATCTTGCTGTTTGCGTCTACTATAAGTGCTGAACTTGCTGTTAGTGTACCAGCTGTGTGGTCGAGCATATTTACATATACTTCTCCACCAATTGTTGTTACTGCCGCTGATTGCGGGTGTCCTATAAATAACTTATCGCTAGAACTAGAGTAAGCTAATTCACCAGCGGAAAGTGACCCAGGAGCGCTTGTAGTATTACTTCGTTTGATTTTAAAGGTCTGTGCCATAATTTTATCCTATTGACGTCTAGAAGCTCCCTGCGTCTAGTATGTCCATTGTACCAGTTCCTTGTGCAAGTGGTACGAATTCTAATGTTCCCGGAGACGTTTCTCTGTACACTTTTAACTGATTATCATCAGTGTCGTAAAAGAAATCTCCTTCTTCTAAGTTTGTTGTGCCTGCTGTAGGCGCTTCTGTTCCTTTGAAATGTTGATCTGCTAATTTTTGTAATGCGACTTCAACATTTCCTGTTCCTTGTAATGTTCCTGTCATTGTTCCTAGTGAGACAGAAGTAGCTTGTACTGCTCCAAAACTCGGTATTGAGCTGGAAAGTGTAATTGTTGTTACATCACTCGTAGCTGTTACTGCTGTATTGTTCGGTGTAACTGTTATTGCATCTGTTGGTTCTATTGGTGTTATTGTAATCGTTGTTCCTACTAAACTCATTATCTTGTTACATTTGGAGTTACTCTTGCTACACCTTGTAACAATCGTGTTTTTACTCCGCCGCCAGAGGTAGTCTCTAAATCATAGTAGTACTTTCCCGGTGAAAGTCCTGCTGTTGTGCTGTTAGTCATCTCTAATTTTAATTGTCCATTTGCTCTATCTGTGAAAGTAATACTAAAATCTGCTGATTTAGTACTCGATGTAGGAGTCGGACGCAATTGTGCCGCAGCGGTAAAACCTGTTAGGTTCACTGCACTTCCATTATTTTTCAAATCAAGTTGAACAGAGAAGTCTGCTCCTTGATCTATTACGATGTCATATATACCTGCTGTCATAAAATTCTCCTATTATTGTTACCATTATACTAAAAATTAGACCCTTTGTCAAGGTTTATTTTTCGAAGGTAAACTTATTTATTCTTTTTGAGTTCGTCAATCTCCCCTTTTAATTCTTTTACTGCTTCTATAAGTAGGGCTGTTAACTTCTGGTAGTTTACTGCCTTGTATCCGGTATCTCTCTCCGATACTATTTCTGGTAAAACTTTTTCGATCTCTTGAGCAATGACTCCGATATCTTTTCCTTGATGAGGCGCTTCTTTTTTATCTTTCCATTCAAAATGATACCCACTAATCTGTGATACTTTATTGAGTGCACTATCGATTTTTACAATGTTTTTCTTTAGTCTTTTATCTGATGATGAAAAAGCGATTACATCTCCTGTTGCTGTCACACTTCCTGAAACACTTATACCTGTACTAGTAAAAGTACAATAATCTGGAGCACCCCCTTGGGCAGTTCCTCCGATTATAACAGTTCCAACACCAGAAGTTCCTTGAGCACGAATATCTGTTACACCTGCATTGTGTCGAATATTACATCTGGTTGAAGGACTATCACTATCTACAATTGCTAACTGTGGACTAAGACCTTGACCTGTAGTAGTAATGCTCCCACTAGAAATAGTTCCGATGTTCTGCAAATTTCTAGCACTTGTAATGACTTGTGTTGAACCAATATCTAGACCGCCTCCAAGAATATTAAAGTCACCACTACTACCAAATGTATAATATTTGTAAGCTCCACTTGAACCCGTTCTTATAGTAAATGTATTAGTTGAACTTTCATATAAAAGAATATCAGAATCATCACCTATAGATACTCCATGTAGTCTACTATTTACAGAAGTTGCAGTAATAGTACTACAAGATAAACTAGCAATATTTGTTAAGTTTTTAGAAGTATCTATAATCTCAGTACCATCTATCTTTAATGCTGTTGTACCTGTTCTTGGATCAATATCTAAAAGACTTTTTATAGTAGAACCTGTATGAATATTTAAAGATAAGGCATCAACTATTGTTGTTTGATTTACTTGACTTCCTGTTTGAATTAGTCCAAAAGTCATAGTTGCACCCGGTGCAGAACCATTTAGCCCAAAACCATTTCGTCTATCAGTCATGGTCATTTTCATTTCGCCAACTTCTATTTCATTTGTTAAATTAGCTCCACTATTATCATTTGTGAACTCAATAAGATTAGTAGTAAAAGATACTCTTCCCATTTCATCATTTTGACCATTATTTGCTGATCCTGGTATAGTAACACCTGCTTTTCTTTGAGAGAAAAGTCTTAAATCGGGAAAATTAGTTGTTGATATTGCACCATCTGCTTTAAAAGAATTAAATGTCTGAGCCTTTAGAGTATGTTTATTAAATAAAGCTGTACCTTCATCACCAGTAGTATTATTAAGTAATCCTGCTATTGGTTCATCACCAATTATCTCTTCTGTTGTAAACCTTTCAATAGAGTATGTACTACCACTTCTCGATACTTTAGATATTACTGCATCTTTAATACTATCAATAATTAATCCATGTTTAAAGATACTTGTTCCTGAATATGCTCTAGTTACTGCTCTTGCTATAAATAATTTCGTATTGCTTTCAATATTTGTAATTTTTGCAATAAATCGTGTTGTTCCTGCTGCTCCAATAATTATATTATCTCCTGGAGAGTAGTCCGAAGTAAATGTTGTACTAGAACCTGTTACTTCTGTATCACCATCAGCAATTGTAACTGTTCCTGTTGCAGATGTTATATCATTGTTTGATTGTCCTAATCGAGCAAAGAATTGATAGTTTTCTTTTATTCCTCTTGGAGATTCTGCTGTTGTATCTTCAACTTTTATAATTGCTTTTAAAGGATCACTAGTATCACTGTGATCTATTAATAAAAATCCTGTTTGACCATCTGATAGAGCATTAAAAGTTTCTATATTTTCATCTGCACTTGTTCCATATGTTTTTCTTTGGTCAAAAGCAGGAGGTAAGAAAGTATAACCATCTGCTCTACCTATTGTAACAATCCCTGTTGTAGAATCAATTCTTTGTCCTTTACTTATACTACCACCATAAGCAATTGGAGTAGAGTTCTTAGTTCCTACTGAGTTTTGTGTTGTTCTCTCTTTTGAAGGATCAAAATTAATTGTTCTATGAACAAAGTCAGAAACATATCCTGCACTATTAACTAATCTAATAGATACTCTTGATCTACCAGAAGTCAGTCCTTTTATTGTAAAAGAGTTTGTTTTTCCATCTACTAAAATAGTTTCTGTTACATCAGTTTGCCCAGTACTACTATTTTGATCTCCTACGTTATGTTTAATTTCATATTGATTAACAAATTCATACATAGTATTACCAACTATTGGGTGTGACCAAGAGACTAGTAAATCATAATCTCCTACACTACTTGGTTCATTACTTTGTTTGAATCCTTTTCCGCCTACTCGTTTAGGCATTAAAGAAATATTTTGTGGAGCAGGTACTTGATCTGCTTTTTTAGGTGGAAGCATTATTGCTGGTATATCAGGAATTACATACCCTCTGTCGACTAAATCATATTTTTCTGAATTATAAGGTGCTGCACTAATATCAAAACTTTTATCTTCTTGTTCATCTATGGCAACTACCATGTACTCTTCTGAGCTTCCATCAGTTTCGCTTCCATCGGCTAGTTCTGTTGTTATTGCCCAAATTACTTCTGAATTTGGTGCTGAACTAAATGCGCTTGAAACTGTAATATTTCCGCTACCTGAGCCTCCGCTTATTTGTTTTGTTTCTACTCTTGAATTTTCTGACCATTGTAGTAAAACAGCATTTCCAGAATCATCATAAACAGTGCTTGCTTTAACTTCTGTATCTATTGCTGCACCACTCTCATCAGTAAGAACTAAATCTCCTGCTACATAATCTACACTATTAATAGTTGCTTTTGGCTGAGCTAGAAGCGCTCCGCTACTTGGATAAATTAAGTGTAAAAATGAGTTTCCAGAACCCGATAAAGTTACACTTCTATCTAGAACTACTTGAGTAGTAGAAGTTCCTGTTTTTATTCTACCACTAAATTGTACATTATGTCTATCTGCATCTTGTACTTTAATTATATCTCCTGGATTTAAGAATCCGGCATTAATACTTGTTTTAAATGAAATAACTTCACTATCTAAAGTTTCAGTAAATAGATTCCATTTACCTAGTCTGTGTGCTTGACCTTGTGATGTACAACCAAAAGCTCTTATATCTTTATTTATTATTCTTTGTGTCTCTGCTATATTATCATAGTCATCTACGATTTCTACTTCTTGTTTATATGAATTATTTGGATCATTCCATGTTACTCTTACTTGATTTATTCTTTTTCTTGTTGAAGAACTTTGATATCTAAATTGACCACCAAGTACATTAGATTTACCAAAAGTATAAATTGCTCCTGCTTGTCTATTTGAATTCAGAGAAACTTGACCATTCTGCCAAATAAGTATTCCTCTAAATACACTCATGAGGTCGTTTATTAGTTTTAATGCTTCTTGTTGTTGGCTAATATAGGCATTACAAGTAAATCGAGGTTCTGTTCCGCCTTTTCCATCAGGAACTAATTCATCACAATATTTTGCTATTTGGAATAATTTATATTTATCTATTTGTGTTAAATCAAACTCTGGATCAATATAAGAACCTAATCCATATCTTTTATTTGTTAGTAAGTCTAATAAAATCCATACAGGATTATTAGTGTAAACTGTATCATAATTTACATGATCTGGATCAGTAAAAGTTTTGTGGTCTCCTCTAAAATTACCGTCCCAATCTTGATCAGAACCTGCATCTGCACCTGAACTTACGTTTCTTTGATATGATGCTACAGTTCTTCTAACTCCTTCTGTATCTAATTCATCTTTTGGAAAATAATTAGTAGGAACTTTTACCTTCATTCCTCTTAACTCATATGATCTTGTTGGAATTGATTGAAAATCTTCTGCTCCTATAAGAAGCTGAGAATATGCAGTATAAGGATAATTTAATTTATCCTCTACAATTTGTTCAATTGATTGTAAGAATGATGCATTTTGATGTTGATTGCCATCTTTAAAGAAGTTTACTGCGTCTAATCTTTCTATTTTTATACTGTAACTATCAAAAGGTTGAAATTTCTCAGTATCGAAACTAAGTATATAAACAAAAGGAGTAGAGCTATTTCTTCTTACATAACCAGATTTATCTCCTTCATCTAAGAAACCACTTCTATCAAATTTTCTGCCAGATGTACTTCCACCTGTTCCTGAAGCTCCAACATCATCAATAATTCCACCTAAATCACCTTTTGGCCCAAAGACAACAACATCAGTAAAACTAGTACCACCATCTCTTGAATATGAAAAAGTTACTCTAAATTCTGCTCTTGAACCTTTTTGTTCTCCTGATTCAGTGTCCATTGCATATAATGAATCAAATCCAATATTTATTCTTATTTGATCTATTTCTTCAGCATTTGTTACGTTTAAATTAGTATGAGATTTATTAAAAGCATTTGCACTTCCTTCAGTCATAGTACCTGTATTGGAACTACCGGTATTACTAAAAGAGAATCCTCCTGAACCATTAACAGGATATCCTGATCCACTTCCACCTGTTCCTGGAGTTACTTGATTTAACGCTTCTTTAGAACCATCATAAGTAATTGCAGCACTTCCAATACCTACAGGTGTTTCTCTGTAAGCTTGAGTTCTTTCTCCTGTTGTAAATCCCCACTCAAAAGTTTTAAAATTAAATGGAGTATCTTCTGTTGTTCGAGGAGCAGTAGAACCTGATAGTATTGATCTGACATTTGCAACATCTCTTAAAGTATAAGTATTACCTGTATTTGTTACAGTTGCTTGACTACTGCTAGAATAAGTTGCTTTTAAAACTGCGTCCATTGTTGCAGTTACATCTGTTACACTTGTTGATGCTATTTCTTGAATTTGTGCTTTCTTTGTATTATGCACTCTTATAATACTCGCAATAAGTTCTCCACCATTTACACCTGCACCTGGTATTCTAATATATCTAGTTAGAGGTAAAGTGTTAGTAGAATTACTACTATCAAAATCTCGTATATCAGCTGTTACAAAAGTATCAGAACTACTACCTTTAATAGTAATCATATTACTTCCAGCAACAGTGCTAATAGAACTTGTAAATATTTTTCCAGCAGATTCTATACTTAAGTATCTTTCTGTTTCTCCACTTTGAAAATATTCAAAAAGATTCCCAGCACTTTCATTATCTACTAAAGTTAAAGATGAAGCCGTGAATGTAGTATCATTACTTCGAGTTTGTAAATATTTTTTAGCATTTGCAGAATCTGGATTAACTGCTGGAACGCCATTTAGATATATGCTACGAGCATCTCCTTCTACTAATCCTTCAATTGGACCTTCTGATATCATGTCAAAGATGACTGCACTTTGTTTATGAGTACCTACAGCTCTTTGATCACCTAAATTTGTGCCTGCTTGTTGACCTGCACCTCTTCCACTATTATTATTTAATTGATTTCTTTTCTCTGTCATTAGAATCTCTCATATGTTCCTTCGCCTGGATCAGTTGGTACATAGCCTTGACCACCACCACCAGCATTACCATTTAGTACAAACTGGTCAGAAGTTTTATTTGTAAATCCAAAGTTTCCTACTACTCCGCCAACTTCAAGCTGTCCGTATAGAATAGGAACAGGTGCTCCTGCTTTTACTGTAGTAGCAGGTCCATTGAATATTACAGATTCTTCTGTTGAAGACTCTTTTGAAGCCATTTCAGCCAATCCTTTCTGTGCTAAATTTACCCCTACTGTAATAAATAATTTTGAAAATGCTTGTGTCCATATTGTAGATTCAGTTCCCATAACTGTTTCTCCAGTTGCTCCTCCATCACCCATCATAAATCCAACAATTGCTAGTAATGTTCCAAAAAATGCTGTTCTTCTTCCTTTTTTAGACCCTGCGGGTACAGGAGTAATAATTAAATCTTCTTTTCCTAAAGATAGCATTGCTTCATTTTCTGGAATTAAGTCTTCTCCTCTATGTAAAGTATAATTTACTCCATTGTTTATTGAGTTTCGTAAATATTGTAATAATTTGCCATCTCTTTGACAGTCTATACCTGCAATAGCTTCTGCTGGAGTATTACATACGAGTTGCCAGTGAGATTTTCCTACTACATCTCCTAATTCTCCTTTTAAATAAATATTTCTTAACATGGTTCTATTATACTATATTCCTTTTCTGGATATGATACAATTAAAAATGGAATCTTAGTTGCATTGCAATTATTTATATCATATTGACTAGGTTTTGAATCTTCCTCGTAGTGACTATGGACTACGTATAAAATTTTTCTTTGAAGTTGTAAAAGTGCGAAAACTTTGTCGTCCATTTTAAAACTATCTTTATCTGTGGATATATTTTTCATTTTTATATACTGATTATCGTCTACGATTAATCCACAACATTCTCTTGGAGCTTCTTCAGCTGCATGTTTAAAAACTTGATTAACTAAATCCTTTAGCACCTGGAAACCCTCCGAATGGTATTACCACATTTGTTAGTGGCTCTGCTGTTGCTGTACTACTAGCACTTCCTGTTGTAATAGGTACTGCTCCAAATCGTTTTTTACAGCCTGTTAAACTTTTACTACAGACATCTCCTCTTTCCCAGTATTCACCATGAGCAGGTTTTATATTTCTACTTGGTTTTTTCGCTTTCCAAATTAAAGTTTTTTGAAAAGTTGGTGAAGTATTTACATCATCAGTATGAATTACATAACTATTAAATAAATCATTCTCTGCAAATGTATGGTAGTCTGTATTTGTTGCCCATAAAGTATATGGTATAACTCTTGCAACTTTTAAGTTTGAATCAGAAGGCACTCCTAATTGTGCTCCTGTCTGTCCTGTACCTGCATTTAATTTTACTTGCCAAAACTCTAAAGGTGAGTTACTTGTTGTTGTTCCATCAGGATTTAATCGAGTTAGTGCTGTTGCGTGAGTACTTTTTAAATACTCATTTGGATCAATTCCTGTAAGACCATTACTATATGTAGTCGCTGTAATTGGATTACTAGCATTTCCTGTAGGTACTATATAATGATCATCTTGATTTACATAAAAAGTATATTCTTTTCGAGTAACTCCATCTGCTTCAAATCCGCCATTTGGTGATTTAAACTTTCCTTCCAAATGCCAACTACAACCACTTTGTGCCTTTTTATATGTTTGACTTGCTTCATCTAAATGAGGACCAGCTCCTTGATATATCCAAGGACATCTATTTGCTATAACATTTCTTTTTGGTAATGTAACTCCTTGTAAATCAAAAGGAGATGCCAGTTCAAATTTAACAGATACCTTTGTTCTTTCTGTCATTCTATCAATATAAAATACTTCTCTTGGATATTCAATGGGAGGACTTGCATCGCCACTTTCTCCATATAAGTATTTTTTTAACGTTGTTCGTCTTATTAGTTTTAAACCTAATAATTTAGTATAATCTAAATCTCCTACTGCACTTGATAAAGTATTTTCTACATTTGCAATAGTTAGTGTCGGTCTTGTTGCTGCACCCTGTATTTTCTTTTCAAAACCTGCTGCAGTAATTGGAATCTGAGTATATGTTCGAATAGTACCATTTGCTAGATAGTCTCTAAATTGTAAAGCAGTAGTATTATCTTGAAAACTTGAAAAGTAAGCAAATACTCCTGTGCTATATTCAAGTTCAAATAGTTCTACTAGCTCTGAGCCAGGCTCTAACTTCTGTAAATCTTTTATTAATATCTGTTCGCTCATGCCTCATAAACTCTTTTGACTGTTGCAGTAAGACTATAGAAATTATCATAATCCCATGTTTGTTGCCATTCACTGCAAACTACTTTATATACTTCTGTACCTCCAGAATTTGTATCGTCTACAACTAATTCAAATTTTGATACTCCGCCTAATCCTTCAAAAAACGTAACTAAATCATCTATCTGTGCTTTTGGTCTAGTTACAAAACTAATTGAAAATTCTTGTACCAAAGTATTTATTCCATCTGCAAGTCTTTGTTGATAACCGTCTCCAAAGTCTGCTAAAATAACTGAAGGAGTTTGCTTCATAGTCATGCCTTTGTCTACAGCTACAGCTGCAGAAAAACCTGATATATTTGCTCCTCCATTTTGTCTAATTCCTGACATTATATACTACTTAATTGTCCTCCGGGTCTCTGTTGTTTCTCTATCTCTTTAACAACTGCTGCTGATATTGCTTGTCCAAGTGAGAATCCATCATCTGCTGATGTTGTTTCAACTTTACCTGAACCCATATCTACATTTACATTTACATTATTTGTACCTGATGATCCTTTTAGATTTACAGGTATTGATCTATTGTCTGGTAGTGGTACAACCGCTTCGTGTTGTTTTCCTTCTCCAACTAAATAAGTAGGTTGTTTAGCTATGCCGCCTCTTTGATATCCCATGATACCGCCTTTTGCAAGTCCAAAGAATGAACCAAATGCTCCGCCAAAGTCTCCCCCAAATAGTTTTCCAAAAGCTCCTTGGCCAAATTCATCTGATCCAAATAGTCTTTGTAATAAATTCCCCGTTGCTCCAGTTGAATTTCCTACTCCAGTAGTTACTATTCCGTTTGCTATATGTTTCATTATATCTGGTGCGAGCCCTGTAACTCCACCCGAGAGCTTAAACTCACTATCAACTAGTCCAACTTCTTTTTGCACTACTCCTTCATCTCCAAATAAAAATTTAAGAGGATCAAATCCACTAAACAAACCTTTTTTTGAAGAACCACTCATTCCTGCAAATGTAGGCATATCTTTACCTGTTATAGCTGCTTCTATAACTTGACCATGGTAGTCAGCTGCTGCAACCATTGCTGTTTGAATTCTATCAGCAGGACTTACTTCATTAGAGAATAAGTCCATAAATGTTTTTGCCATATCTTTTGCTAGTACATTTGTTAAAGCATCTGCTATTGTTTTACCGAATTTTACTGTTCTTCCTTCTGCTGGTCTTTCTCCTTTTATCATGCTACTAAATACTTCTGTTAGTCCGCCTTCTGCAGCATTTCTAAATGCAGTTGCAAGTTGATGTTGTAAAGTTAATTGTTCTGCAAGTAAATCTCTTTGAATTAAAAATGCTCTAATTTTTTCTTTTTCTGCTTCTAATTGTAGCTCTGTAAGTGGAAATCCACTCTCCGCTTGCATATTAATATTATCTAAAATTTCTTGTATTTTTAAATTTAACTCTGCTCTTTTTGCTATATTATCATTCTCTTTCTTTTGTAACTTAGTTGCATTTTGATTTGCTAATAATTGTGCACTTTTTAATTGACTTGCGGTATTGAGTCTTTGTAGTTCCATTTTAAAAATTTCTTCTGCACGTTCTGCTGTTGCAGTTTCTAGTTCTAACAGTGCTTGTTTTAAATCTTTTCTTCCATCTAAAATTTCATTTACTTTTTCTTCTCCTAATACCATCATTAAAAGATTTTTAGTATTTTTATCAAAAAGATCTTCTCGTGTTTTACCTTCCATATTTAATAAATCAATAGACTCTTTCTGTTGTTTTAAAGTAGCTGAAATTTCTGTTATACTTCTTGTAACAGCCGCAAATGGAGTAGCATTTTGTCTCATTTTTGCTAAAGTATCTGACATTGATTTTCCTGCACTATTCATGCCAACAAGTGCTGTTGAAAATAATGCAGCTTGCTTAACGCTTTCAGGTAATCCATTCATTCCTAAATCTCGTATTACGTCTTTTAACTTTTCAAAGGTTTGTGCTGCTAGTTCAGGTTGCTCTTTTTGGTTTTCCAGATCAGTGAGTAGAGTAGAAATACTTGTACTTAACTCTTGAACATCGGTAAGTGCTTGACCACTTAGTCTTGAACTTAAATTACCTAATTGATTAACAGTGCCTTGAGCTATAGCTAGATCGTTTGCTCTTAGTGTTCTACTTCCTATTTTCATTGCTGAATGTGTTGTACCTGAACCTGGTAATGGATTATAACTAAATCCTCCTTCATCTCTTACCATATTATCCTCAAGACTCGCACTTATTCCTTTGTCTATATCTTTAAAACTAAAATTTGAGATAAAATTAGATATTTGTGCTGCTCGTTGTAATTCACTATTTCTTTCTTTTAAGGCTCTATTTAATTCGTTCAATAGTTTACCTTGAGTTTCTAGTCGTTTATTTACGTTTTCTTGAGTTTTTTCAAATTCTAATTGTTCCTCGGATTTAAACATATTTGCTACCGCCTTTCCTACACCAACTAAACTTAATATTAAACCACCAAATCCTATAATGCTAAATAATCCTGTCATTGCTCTTAAAGCCGCAGCACTAGTAAATTGTATTGTACCCATAACTTTTCCGTGCTCTAATTGATATGTTAATAATTCAACTTTTGCTTTAGTATATAATCTTTGGAAAGCATTACCTTGATTTTTTGTAGAAAGTAAAGTCTGAATCTCTAAAATTTTCATAGACTGAACGGCTTCAAATCTTGTTAGATTATTAAATTGAACAACTTTACTATTAGTTGAAGCAAGTGATCGCTGAATAGTTTTAATATTCATCATATTAAAGTTTCCACTTTCAAATTGTTTGCCTAGTTTGCCTGTGTAAAATTTTCCTACATTTCTTTGTGCACCTAAAGCTGTTTCTCCCATATCTAATTGAGGAGCTTGAGGTGTCATTGCTCTTAGTAGTCCAGTACCAAATAAAGCACCTATACCACCCAAAGCTGCAGGATTATTGGAAAAAGCTTTTGCCATAAATTCAGCAACACCTGCTAAAGTATCTTTTATACTATTTAATACATCATCAAAAGATTTTGCCAATTTTGTAAATGCATTAACTTCAATTCCTAAGTCTCTAAATTTACT